AAGAAGGGTTAATATAAACCCAAACGATGCTATGATTGCTAAAGAATTCTTGAAATGGAATAAAGCAGGTGGTAAAGTTTTAAATGGTTTAACAAACAGACGTATTGCTGAATCAGCTTTATACTTTACAAAATGAGAGTAATAGTATATATCATATGTGGTGCACTTTTTTTTTCTTGTGCTTCAAGAAAGGTTGATGTTTCTAAAACAGAAATAAAAACCAATACAGATTCTACATCTATCACAAAAACAGATAGCACTTCAATTATAAACAAAAATGTTTATTTTACTGAAAACACTACAGAATTAGAAATTAAACCATTAAATGATAGTTTACCTATTGTAATAGATGGTACAAGCTATTTTAACGCTGTTTTAAAGTATAAAAAGCAAAACAAAGTATTAGTAGATACAAGTAAGATAATAGTGTCTAAAAAGGTGTTAAAACAAGTTTCTAAATCAAAGCAAGAAATTAAAAATATAAAAGAAAAGCACATAGATAAAAAAGCTAATTACTTTGTTTATTTGTGGCTTCTACTTATTCCAGTTGGAATGTATATCTATAGACAAATTAAAATTAAACTATTTCTGTAATGGCTAAAAAACAAACTGAAGTATCTGCAAAATTAGATGTTAAAATTTCAAGACCTTGTGTACATTCAAAGTCTAAAACAAGTTCTTTAAAATCTTCAAAGAATTATAAAAAGAAATACGCAGGTCAAGGTAGATAGGTTTCTTTAAATATAAAACAATTAGTTTTTATTAAAGTTTCTCTATATTTATTTAAATGATCTAATGATTTAAATTCTTTTATAAATTCTCTTAAACCATTTTTTTCATTTTTTATTTTAAATCTTATCTTCATATAATATTATTTTCTGTCCCACAAAGGTAAGACAAAAAAAATAAACTTCAAATATATTTTTTAAACATATTGTTAATATCTATTGATTACATTTGAATATGGCAAAAAAACCTACAAGAACTACTTTAGTTAAAAAGCTTGATACTGTATTTAGTATTTATGTAAGACGTAGGTATGCTGTAAATGATATTGCAAAGTGTGTTACTTGTGGTAAAGAAGATCATTGGAAAAGTTTACAGTGCGGACATTTTATGTCACGTAAGCATATATCTACAAGATGGAATGAAGACAACTGTCAAGTACAATGTTCAGGATGCAATGTTTTTAGATATGGTGAGCAATATAAATTTAGTTTATATCTTGGTAATAACTTGTCTGAAGAACTACATCAATTATCAAAACAAATACGTAAATTTACCGACGTAGAACTAGAAGAACTAATTGAACACTACACACAACTAAATAGTCTTTTCTGATTTTCTTTTAATATGTTTTAAGTTGAAATCGGGTTGCTTTAAAAAGCAGCCCTTTTTTTTACAACTGTGTTAAAGTTTTGTTAAAATTAATTTTTATAGTTTTAAATTAGAAAACTCGTTGTACATTCGCTTTATCAAACAAACAAAAACAAATATTATGAAAACATTTTTAAGAAAAGCAAACTTACAGATTTTATTCGCACAAGCATTAGCCTTGTATTTTTTAATCCAAATAATTTTAAGATACTAATGAAAGATTTAATCGACTTTAATAGATTTCAAATAGAAGCATTACAAGCAGAAATTTGTAAACTAAAACAGGAAAACAGTATATTAGCAACTTATTGCTTTGAAGCATTAGAGGATGATGTACCAGAAGAATATAAAAGAATTATAAAACAACAAATTTACCAATTAAAACAAAATTAAAGATGAAAGTAGAATTGACATCAGGTAGCTTTACAAATAAAGAACTATCTTTAAACGAAAAATTAAGTAGAATTCAAATTGAGTTCAAAGCAAACAAGTCAAGATTTAATAGCTTTGGTAAATATAACTTTAGAAGTGCTGAAGATATTTTAGAAGGTTTAAAACCATTCAATGAAAAGTATGGTGTATCTTTTACAATTACAGAAAGATTAATTAACGTAGGTTCAGACTTACCTATTATGGAATCTACTGCTACAGTATATGACAACAACGGAATTAACGAACTATCAGCTATTGCTATTGTAGGTGTAGATTTAAATCAAAAAGGTATGCAAGTGCCACAACAATTTGGTTCAGCAAGTTCATACGCTAAAAAGTATGCTTTAGGCAATTTATTACTTATTGACGACACACAAGATGCTGATGCTGCTAATAAGCATGATAAAACACAAGATAAAAACTTTTCTGGAACATTAGTAGGTGGAACTGGAACTACAAATACTGTTTTTAATACTGATGACAAAAAATGGCTTAATTTAAATACACCAGAATACAATAAGGCTGTTGATTATTTAAAAAATAACGGAAATATAGATACTATTGAAAAAAAGTATAAATTAGCTAAAGCAGTTAAAGACGAATTGTTAAAAGTAAAATAAATAAAACTGAATAGCTGACAACAGGAAAAAAAGGTAGGCAAAGATAAAAACAAATATTATGAGTGCATTAATTAATGTAAGTTTAAGAGTAGACAAATTACCAAAAGAAAAATTTGTTGCTGGAAAAGATGGAGCAGTTTATTACAACTTCACTATCGGTATTAACGATGAAGCAAACCAATTTGGGCAAAATGTTTCTTTAACAGATTCACAAACTAAAGAAGAGCGTGAAGCTAAAAAAGCTAAAAACTATATTGGAAATGGTAATGTAGTTTGGACTGATGGTAATATTGTTGCGGTAAAGAAAGAGCAACCTGCAACTGCTAAAGAAGTAGAATCAGATTTACCATTCTAAATTAATTTGGGAGGTTGATTATATTAGCCTCCCTTTTATTTAACTTAAAAAATATTAAAATGAACATATTAGAAGAAGCAAACAATATAGTTAATTTACGTTCTGAAGAAAAGTCAAGAATGTATGGACCATTTGAAGAAGGAATGGATAGAGCAGCATTAATACTTTCAGGAATGTTAGGTTACGAAGTAGATGCAGTACTTGTTTATAAAGCATTAATAGCTTTAAAATTATCAAGAGAATCATATAGTCATAAAGAAGATAATCTTTTAGACTCGGTAGCTTACTTAGGTTCTATGAATAACTATATAAATAATAAGTCATGAAAATAGGTATGGTTGGAATAGTGAATAACTTAAGTACTAAGTTAAGTTCACACAATGCAGGTTGGACATTTGTAACTAAATCTATTTTACAAGATAAATTTGACAATGAAATAGAAATATTAGACAATAGATGTGATTTTGATTTGTATGACGTTTTAATTATAAACGAAGGCGTAAATTACAAAGAGAATGTATTTAATTTTTTTGGTGGAGTTCAACCAAGACAGATTGATTCGTTAGTTAAGTTAGCATCATTTAAAGGTAAACTTTATTCTGTTAATCAAAAAGTAGATTATAATACTTTGATTAAAAAAAGAAAAGAATTAAAAAATCTAGATATTACATTTAAAATTCCTGAAGTAGTAGATTTGTCTAAGTTAAATAATAAGTTAATTTTAGGTGATAGTCATTCAATTTCTATTTATAGACCAGGATATGGAATTAGCAGAAATGATGGTAAAACTCTACATAGTTTTTTAAACACAGGATTAAATAACTTTATAGATGAAGATTGTGAAGAGTTAATTTTTTATGCAGGTAATATAGATGTTAGATTTCATATTGATAGGTTTAAACAGCATGAAACAATATTAGAGTTAACTACAGAATTAAAAAATCAATTAATCATTTTAAAAAATAAGGGAATAAAAGTTACTTTAACACACTTATTACCTATTGAAGATGAAAGTAGAAAAATACCAGGAACAGGAAAGTATAAAGGAAACAACTTTAATGGCTCTTGGGAAAGAAGAACAAGTTACGTATTAGGATTTAATAATTTTATAGACAATATTGCAAAAGATTTAAATTTAGAAGTAATTACATGGGATTTTGATTACTACGAAGGATTAAATTTTGAAGCAATGGAATCTAAACAATCTGTACACTTAAGACCAGAATATTATAAACATATAAATGAAATATTATGATAGAGCAATTTTTAGATTATTATAGTAAGGCAAAAAAAATGCAAGAATTAAAGTTTGAAAATGGTTCTTGGACAGAAAGTGATGTTAATGATGATTTAGTTTGGAATATACCAATCTATGATGTTGTCAATAGAAAATATGCTGCATTTAGTTCTTTATTAGAAGCTATTAAAAAGCAAGATAACGATCCTAAAGGAAATGGAAAGTACTTTGAAAAAAGTAAATCTATTCACGATGTTGATTTTATTACTTTATGCTACTTATTTAGACTATGTGGATCAGGTATTAACTATAAGCCAAAGGATGATTTACCTTTCAATACACATGGATTTGGTAACTTCTGGGTCGTTGATTACTTAAAAGACGGTATTACTGATAGAAGATTGTGGGTTAATAATGTTCCAGACAAATCATTTGCAGATGTTAAAGGTTACATGTTACCTATGGTAAAAGGTGG